TTGTCCCCCGATAGTCTCGTAGAATTTTACCCACCCCTACCCGTTCTCGCTTTGTTTTAGGCTCATACGAGGCCGTTCTCGATTCGTTCGATATCTTTATAGGGTAAAATAAAAAAGCCTTTAAAAAGGCTTTAACGAGCTTGTACGTTATTGTTTGTAAGGACGGGGATCCCTCTCTCCCCCTCTCCTCCTCTTGAATCGTTCGTGTCTCTTGTTATGACAATCCAAACAAAGAGATCTCGTATTAGAAAGATCGAGTCGTCGTTCCCAACCGGCGTCCGTCTGTATCGCCTGGATATGATCGACCTCGGAGGCTATACCCCCACACATAACACAACGATAACCGTCGTCTTGTAGTCTCTTACGAGATAGAGTTCGCCACTCGATAGAGTTATAGAACCGTACATACTTCGGATCCCTCTTAGTATTGTACCTCCTATTCCCCTCTCTTATAGCCTCTCTCCTCCGAGCCTCTCTCTCTTGCTCCACAATAGGACCACATATACTACAATATACCGCGCCGTATTGTATGAGAGTACCACACTTATTACACGCCTTTAATAACATACTAACTACCTCCGCGCCTCCGCTTGTATGACAAACAAAAAGGAACCCGATATACGAGTCCCTTAATATCTGTCATACGGAGGCCAGTCATGGAGTAGCTTCTCTTTGCTACGATACCATAGTACCACGCTTTACGAGAAATTGTAATGCTATGTTAGTGCTATAATAGTGCTATTCGAGTGACATCTCCTCTAACGCCTCCGTATAAAGTCTTATTACGTGCCGTAATCCGTAACCCTCATTCTCGGCGATATCCTCGAACGACAAACCCTCGATAAAAAAAGCCTCTAGGATTTCGACGTATCGGATATCGTCGAGATCGTCGATCTTATCTAAGATCTCCTTTTTAAAAATTTTTCCTTTGCTCTCGAGGCGTTCGATTCTCTCCTCGATTTCCATTTTCTCGGCGATCAAATCCTCTTTCGTGACCGGAGTACCGCCTCGAGGCATATCGGACAAAACCGGAGATCTCATTCCGACTATTCTCGCGTCCAGGGAGCTAACCTTATTTTTAAGGCGCGAAATAAGAACGCGATTTTTTCGATATCGCTTTAAAAATCTCTTTTTCCGGTTAAGCTCCTGGGACTCTAACTCCGACATAAAATACCTCCGTTTTTCTCGATCATAACAAAATAACAAAAAAATTCGTAACTCCTTATATATTTCTTTTTTCTCTCTTTATATATTATATATATTATATATTTCTATTAAGTTAAGAAAAATAATATAATTATGTTATATAACAGTATGAAACCCAGTGTTTACAAGGGTTTGAGCCATAACAAAAACCATAACAAAAACTTTTTTAAGCCTCACTTTTTGTTATTTTTGAATAGTTTTTGTGATGTTATACACTAAAGTGCGAAAGTACGAAAATTTCCGATTTTGTTATTTTACCCGATTTTGTTATAGTTTTTGTTATGCTTTTTGTTATGATATCTCTCGAGATTAGTCTCTCGATTTACTCGATCGTAATCGTCCCGGTCGCTTTCAAATTCCGTAGTGAAAAATAAATGTTCACACTTAGGACTCTTACACACCCGAGCGCGATACACTCCCTCGCAATCCTTACGAGTCGAGATTACGTTCGTATTACTTCCACATACCGGACAATTCATTTCGTATCTACCTCCGACTCGTTTTAATTTGATTGTATGTATACCGCGTTAACTCCCGGCTTTGTACTACTCGAAATCTCGAAAACGTCCTCGATATCGAATCCGCCCGTTAAAGGATTATCGTCGGGTAACATGATAAAAACGTGTTGTTTCGGATCGCAATCGTCTAATTTTGCCTTTAATTCCGCTACCGTCATAACGTCCACCTCCTAAACTACGCGGTTAATACTCGCCTCCTCCGAAAAACCTTCCGGATAGCGCGTCTTTAACTTTTTGATATTCTTCTCCATGACCGACGCCAGGTCTACACCGATCGCGGTACATAAGAGAGCTACATACCAACAAACGTCTCCGATCTCTTTTACGAGAGCGTCCGTATCCAGGTCGTGACCGTGGAAAACGTGCTTTTTAATCATATCCGCAACCTCGCCGGCCTCGCCAGTTATTCCGAGAGCGCCGTTAAGTAATGCTCCCGGATCATAACCGACGATCTTTATCGTGTTCTCGTAATCGTAATCGCTCGCCCAAAAAGTAAACGGTTCGACCGTGGTTTGTACTCGCTCGCTACACTTACCGTCGTTCGTTCTCATAGCGAGAGTTTGATATTCGTTAATCTTCATTTTTAACCTCCTCGTCTCTTTCCCATAATTTAATACCTCGCTCCCCACATAACGCCTCTAAGATAGAGGCTTTTTCGGCTAAATATTTCTCGTATTTTTCTCGCTCCCGGATATCGGTCATATCGTAACCTAACTCGTACATATCCTCGGTTTGACTACCCAAACTATCGTTAACGGCGTCGTAATACTCTTTTTCGAGTTCCTCGTCCGTTAAGTGTTCGGCCCATTTTAAAAGAGCGTTTCTGTCCGATTTTTTCATAGATTACCTCCTTTTCTCTAACGTGCATGATTTCGGATTTCATGCTCGTTAGATCTTCAAAATAAAATACCGCTTTCCGTCCGCTTTCTGCTTTGGTTTGTCCTCGAAATCGTATTTCGTAATAACCTCTTTGTAAAAGGTTTTCTTACCGGTAACGTTCGCCGTCTTGATCCCGGAGAGCTTACACCAATCGGTAAAATCGGAATAGAGCTTATCCGTCGAGTTATCGAGAAAATAGTCCTCGTTAAGTCCCTTATCCTCGATCCAGGAGAGCGTATTCGAGTTATCTGCCTTATACTCCTCGAGAGCTTTCTTAACACTATCCGGCTCCGTAAAGTGTCCTCTCTTAATTAACCTTTTCGCTCCCTTAATACCGAGATTAAGGAGATACGATAACGCCGTCTCCGTCGTGATCTTATCCTCGATTAACGGATCGTAATCCGGATCCTCGCTCGAGAATTTCGCGTTAAACGGAACGAATAACCACCGGCGATAGAATCCGTCGGACTTATCGAAAGAACGAGGGATATTATTCGCGCTATAAATATGCGTCGCGTACGGCTCGATCGTGAACGGTCGCTCTCCCTTTCGCTCTACCATAAGGCTATTCCCGGCGAATAGCTTTTTAAGAGTACCGGTATCTTTGATCGTGACGTTATCGATATCGTCGCCGATATTCGCGAGCTTGTTTTCCAACTCCGCTCCGTTAAACCGGTCCGTTACCTTCTCGAGAGCGATACTCGAGTAATTCCAGGATCCGAGAAACTTCTTAACGAGGTTAAGGATCGTACTCTTACCGTTTGATCCGGCGCCGTATAACATAAACGCCTTTTGATAACGGTTATGTTTTAAGAGACACGCGCCGATCATTTCCTCGAATAGATTTATAACCTCCCGGTCTCCCAGGAATACCCGGTTAAGCATTTTATCGAGGTCCGCACAATACGCCGACGGATCGTACGTAACCGGGATCCTATCAAACTCGATTTCCTCCGGCGTAAACTCTAAGCACATTCCGGAGCGTATGTCAAATCTCGTATTTTTGAGATTGAGGACGTACGGATTAACCTTAATACTCCCGGCGCTTATGTGGGTTTTGATCTTGATATACGACATAACCTCGGATCTTTGGTTTTGCTTGATCCCCGGATAAAGCTCGATCATTTTACGAGCGATAATACACTCGTCCGCCTGGTAATAACCGTCCTCGTATACGTACAACTGATTATTTACCGTAATGATCTTAAAAGCGGTAATAAGCTCGTCGCCAAATTCGTTATGTTGGAACCCGACCTTTTTTTCTTTCGCCTGGGCGATCTGCTCCGCGATTACCTCGTCCGGCTTAAACGCCTCGTCGCGACAAATCGTCCCGATCTCGGTCTCGGAGAGCGGATCCGCGAATACGTAGTTATTAATAACCTCGATCGTCTCTTTGATCTCGTCCCTCGTAAATCCCTTAGTTTGGAGGTACACGATATAATTAAAAAGTTCCTGGTTACGTCCGGATCCGTCGCTCATTCCCTTAAACGAGAATTTGTTAGACGGAGCGGATACCACGCTTAACCACTTCGGGACCTCCTGGATCTCGGAGGCTTTGATCTTGCGGATCCATTCTCGCGCTTTGCCGTCTTGCTTAATCTTTACGTACGCGTTACGGCCTCCGGACTTCCGGTCGGAGTAAATACCAACCGCGAGACGTTGCTTAATAAAATTCTTCGGTTCCTCCTCGGAGGTCTTAAACCAAACATGGATACCGCGCGTCGTCCGCATTACGCGACACTTAAGATCCATACCCTCGACGATCCGTAACATGATCTCCGCGTCGGAGGTCGTGTCGAAATCGAGAACGATATAACCTTTCGGGACGATAACCGCGACGTTATCGAAATCCTTTACCTCGTCCCAGGACTTCGCGCCTACTCCGTCCTTAAACCCATGCGTCGGAGTTTTTCCGTCTAAAATTATGTATTGCATACTATCGCTCCTTAACTAAGATATCTATCGAGGCCGTCATAATACTATTACCGGTAGACGGATCGTATTCACCGGTAACGATTACATGAGGACATTTTTCGATTAACTCGGCGAAAAGATAATCTTTAATTGCGCTCTCTCGAAATTCCCGACTCATATCGTAGCTTAATATTTTTCGTGCCATAAACGTCTCTTTTTTCATAACAACCGGAGGAAATTTCTTTAAATAGTCGTTACTACGACGTAACGCCTCGATTTCCATTTCCAGTTGTTTAATACGTTTTGTTTTTCCGAAAAACATATAACCACCTCCTACTTACCGAAATATACCCACCATTTATACGTTGTAATTTTTAACTTTTTCTCTTTGAGACGCTTAATCTCGGCGTTATTCTCCTGGTACGTTTCGATTTGTGCCTTAACCAACTCGTCGGACTTTAACTCCGGGTACAAGCTAACCAACGTAATAGAGCTATCGGCCTTTAATTCCGCGAAAGTCGAGGACTCAAACTCCATATACTCGGTAACGAGTTCGTCTATCGCCGTCTCGATCTTAGCGTTCTCCTCGGTGTATAACGCGATTTGATCGTCGATAACCCGACCGTTTACAATATGACTGATATTGACGACCAAAAAGAAGATACACGCTATCGGGAATAGGAACGATAAACACGCGAACATTTCGTCGTCACTAGCACAACAAACGAAAACAAAAAGTATACTAAGTATCAAAAGTACAATTAACATAGATTACCTCCTATCGATAATTAACTCCTCGGCGTACGGGAGGGACTTAATCCAATCCATAAAGCCGATCGACCACTCGTCGAGCTTATGGTTATGCCGTGATCCGTAAATGTTATAAAGAGTCTCGTAATTGAGAGTTATCGTCCGTCTCTGATTGTAGGACGACGGGAGTAATTGGATCATGTTCCGCCAATACTTTTTATCTCCGGTTTTGAGATACATTTTTCGCGCCGTATTTAATACGATTACCGTAGTCTCTAACATCATTTTAGCCTGGAGATTATACGTCTTAACGACTCCCGGTTCCTCCTCGGTAAACGGTTCGTTAATCAAGTGTTCGTGACTAAAATCCTCGAGCGTAAACTCCTTATCGTGGATCTTGTGCATAGTCGAGCATGAATTACTAACGGTCGCCACCTTGTAAGTATCAAACTCTTTCCACCAATAGAGCGGAGCGGTAATATCGACGCTTACGAAAATCTGTCTCATAAACTTTCTATGATCGGATCCGGCCTTAATGAGTTTCTTCATAAGAGCGAGGTCGTTAGGACCGATCTCGGCGTAAACCTTACCATGTTTCGCCCCTCGTCTTAACTCCAACGATATAACGGTATCCGATTTATCCCAGGAGTTTAACGGATTTCTCATACCCCGGATCGCTCCCTCGAAATTAAAAACCTCCGTATTCTCGAATTTAATCATTTTCCTTTATCCTCCTATTACCCTATGAGATCTCTAAACTCGTAGGATTGACAATCTGTAGGATCGGCCACGATAGCTTTATTATTAGCCTTACAATATAACTCTAATAACTCCAAACAAACGAACGCGGTCTCCTGGTCTACCGTTAAAACCGGTTTTATCTCAACCGTTAAACTCTCCATTTTAGACATTTTGTACCTCCTTTAACTCCTTAATCCGTCTCTCGATATACCACTTAGCCTTATTAAGATCCTCGATCTCTTTCGTCGGATCCTTTTTACCGGCGCGAGCGATATACTTAACGGCGTTACCCAAACAAAAACCGAGATTCTTATCCTCGATAAATTCGATAACCTCGATCTTA